ACTACATGTCGTTGGACAAGGACGGGTGTGCATATATGACATTGAGAAAAAAGTTATTTCCACTTTCGCTCCCCTCTCTCAACTCGGATGACATGTGGATTCCGGGAGAATGGGCGCCAGAAGTCGAGGGCCGGCTTGGATTCCCGGAATACCAGTTCTGGATGAATGGATACACAGTTCTAACAGCAGAGCAAGTCCTTACACATCTGGATGACCGTCTATTTGAAGTTGAGATTGCAGGCGAGATTATCAATCACAAAGGCGAATACCACGTGTGCAGAAAATGCCGACTCATTCGTGAGGTTACGGCGTGGAATGCGGAAACCGCTAGGCTGTTTGCGCTTGCATGCGCAAGACATGTTGAGAATTTGTCGGCTTTTGGTTTTCCTGATGCCCCCCCGTATGCACGAATGTGTAATGACATGCTTGAAAAATTTATCAGGGGGGATATCACACGGTGTACCCTAGAAAAGGCACGTGAAGATGCCAACAGAATTGCAAACCCGGACGCTTATCGTTATTCGGATGACGATAGACCGTTTTGCGAAAATAATGAAATGCCAGACAAACTGCAACACAAGGCCGCTATATATGCTTCTGCCGAAGACCCATTTTGGGGAGCCTGTCTTGCAGCATCTTACGCAAGGCGTACTGCACAAAGTGTTTGGGAAATGGGTTGGTTCACTCAAGGGAAAGGGCAAGAACTATCGTGGGGAAAGCAAGAACGACAATGGCAGACTAGAACCCTGTGGAAAATGCTTAAAGAGGAGGTGTAGGGGATGGACGTTAAACAAATAGTCAGGGAATATCTCGAAAAGAATGGTTATGACGGGCTGTATTCCGAAAACGGAAGGTGCGGATGCGACTTCGAAGATTTCATGCCGTGCGGATTTCAGGATGCTTTTTGCGAGGTAGGGCACAAGGTTGAAGTTTCTCCAGAGGAAAGTGAGTACGGAGAAAAATGGGTGATAAAGCCGGGCAAGAGGCCGGAAGGGGGGCAGGAGTGATGATGCCAACGACGAGATTTAGGTTACTTCACGATGCTGGGGCTTGCAAGGAGCGGTATAGATTCTTGGCCAAGGCGCTGGGTGGGATTAAAGCCTACGGCAGAGACACCCCAATTACGTTGTTGCAAATACTGGACATTAACGGTTTCTACGATGCACTGTGGGCTCTTCAGGCATGTCCGGATTCCGATACATTCGCGCGGTTGCTTGCGTGCGACTATGCCGAACACGTGCTGCCTATATTTGAGACTCAATACCCTGATGATGACAGACCCCGAAAGGCTATCGCTGTCTCTCGCAGGCACGCACACGGTGAGGCAACAGATGCAGAATTATCCGCCGCATGGGCCGCAAGGGCCGCATGGTACGCCGCAGAGGCCGCCGCAAGGGACGCCGCAGAGGCCGCCGCAAGGGACGCCGCAAGGGCCGCATGGTACGCCGCAGAGGCCGCCGCAAGGGACGCCGCAAGGGCCGCATGGAACGCCGCATGGGCCGACGCAAGGGACGCCGCAAGGGCCGCATGGCACGCCGCAGGGGCCGCAGGGGCCGCCGCATGGTACGCCGCAGAGGCCGCCGCAAGGGACGCCGCATGGCACGCCGAATGCACGTGGCAGGAGGCAAGACTTCGGGAGTTGTTGGAGAGGGGGCAGGAGTGATGTATGAGGTGCGGTCAGCGCTAAAAAGCGGCGAGGAAATTTGCAGGCCGTTTGATGAGTCTTACGATGCGTGGAAGGCTTACTACGCACTCGTTGACCAAAATAACGTGGAGTCGGTGGGGCTTTACGCAATCGACAGAAATGGTGGGGAGCATGAGATGGAGTGTTGGAGCCTATGAAAACCTGCGGGAACTGCTGGTGGTACTGCGATGAGGCTTGCGTGGTGAGTGTGCCTTGGTGGGCTGAGCATGAACGCCCTCTGCTGATAGGACACGGCGTAGCATCACGGGACAAAGACTGCCCCTGCTGGCGTGAAAGGTGGGTGGAGGGGAGATGAGCGTATTTCACGAGATCGCCAAAGAGGTTGCTGACATCGTTGAGCGCAAGAATCATGACTACGGCAATTCATATTTCAGGCTCCGGGACGAGTGGGGCGAGGTGTCATTCGGCGCACGGTTGGGGGATAAGTACCACCGGCTTCAGAACCTTCTCACGGGTGCCAAGGCCCAGGTTGACGAGTCGATAGAGGACACCATACGGGACGTTATAGGGTATGCCCTGCTTGAACTGGCATACAGAAGGAAGAAAACGGAGGGGCTTTCATGAACCCGCAAGCCATCATTTCGGCGGCTGTTGACTACGCGGCGGCGTATAGCCTCTGGAAAGAGGTTCGGGAGACTCAACGGGGGCCGATTGTCGAGGCTTCGGAGCAGAGTGCGAAGGACAAGCACAATTACCTAATCAGCCTCTGCAAGGAGTACATGAGGGGAGACGGTTTCGATGCCAAATCTGAATAAAGCTGATGTTATGGGGCACATCGGACGGGAGCCGGAAGTCAGGCATCTCAACAACGGCAAGGCGGTCTGCAACTTCTCCATTGCGACCAACAACAGTTACAAAAAAGACGGCGAATGGGTCGAACAGCCACCGACGTGGCACAACGTGTCGGTATTCGGGGAACTTGCCGAGGTCATAGCAATGGAGTTCAGTAAGGGCGACGCCATCAGGGTTGAGGGAAAAATCCGGCACAGGGAGTATGACGCAAAGGACGGCACGAAAAGACAGGTCAGCGAGATTTTAGCCGGAAGCGTCGTTTACAAGCCGGTTTGGGTCAGGAAGGTGAAGGAGAAGGCGGAATCGGGTGAAGACCAGTTTATATCGGACATCCAGATCGTTATGGTCGATGACGCGGATGTGCCGTTTTAGGTGATCGCATGAGGAAGCGACCTTTCAAAATCCTGCTCAAGTGCCTTGTGTACCATTTGGGGGTGGCTGAATGATAGAGGTTGAGACTCCGATGCCGCTTAAGGTGCTAGGAACGCTCAACGATACTTATAAACGGACACCGACAGCAACGATACAACTGTCCGGCCTTCCGCCTACGGTGAATCACGCATACAGGAAACGGGGTAAGGGAGCAGGACTTTACATGACACGGGATGCAAGTGCATGGAAGGACGGCGCGATCTACGAAGCGAGGGCATGTTACCGGAAAAGAGATTCGATAGATTGCAAAGTAGCTGTTCTGGTCGTCTACCGCGTGAAGTCCCGTGGCGGATGGGACATTGCCAACAGGCTCAAGGCTTTATTGGACGCTCTGACGGGGGCCGGAATATGGGACGACGACAGGCAGATATGGCACTTGACGGAGCAGATAGAGGTCACGGGAAAAGGAGAACCGGAAACGCATGTATTTGTGTGGGAGATGGGCGAATGAAAGACTACCTCGACAAAATAATCTGCGGTGATTGCCTTGAAGTCATGCGGGGATTACCGGACAGATGTGTGGATGCTGTTGTGACTGACCCGCCTTATGGAATTGATTATCAATCCGCCTGGCGGATTGATGCAAACGAGTGGAAACCCAAGATAGCGAATGACAAGAAGCCGTTTATATGGTGGGCCTTCGACGCTTTCAGGGTCACGAAGGATAAGGGGTGCGTGTTCTGTTTCTGTCGATGGGATGTTCAAGAACCTTTCCGAATGGCTTTGGAATCAGCAGGATTTGATATTAAAGCACAAGTTATTTGGGATAGACGCGCACATGGGATGGGAGACCTAGAGGGTAACTTTGCTCCACAGCATGATGTTTGTTGGTTTGGTACGAAGGGAAATTTTAAGTTTTATGGAGAACGGCCTAAGACTGTAATAAGCGTTCAACGCATGGGCGGAGAGGTTTTAGAACATCCTAATCAAAAACCTGTTGAACTTATCAAAGGGCTTATAGAAACACTTTCCCCTAACGGCGCAGTCATCCTTGACCCCTTCCTTGGCTCTGGCACAACGGCGGTTGCCTGTGTTGAAACGGGGAGACACTTTATCGGGATAGAACTTGAGGAAAAGTATTGTGAGATAGCCCGAAGGCGTGTAGCGGAAACCACTCCGTCCCTGTTTGCGGGGGTGACGACATGATTCCCCGTGCTTATTTCCGTGCTACCGAGCAGGCGTTATACGAATATCCGAGCATCAAAAAGGCATTACGTCAGCGTGAAGATTGGCTCGAAAGTCATTCAGGGGAGTACATCCTGGTCGGCAAATGTTCCGTCAGACCCATCAGTCGGTATCAAGAGAGCGTGGTTATCAAGAAAGAGCATGATTACAAATACCTCTCCTTGGCAATGAAACTACAGGCGATCCAGGATGGCGTTGAATATCTGCGGGACTTGCAAAAGGATTTGATCGCAATGTACTACTGGCAGGGACTGTCACGAATCGAGGTAGCGTGTGAACTGAACATATCGGAGCGGGAGTTTTTCAGGCAGAGGAGACGGGCGATAGAGCATGTGGCGCGTAAACTCTGGGGACCGTTTGTGGAAAGCGATGATTAGGAGGTGGCAGAGATGACTCACATAGACGAAGCCAAGAGGAGGGAGGAGATGAAATGACATAATCCTGGCATTATCTTGGCATTTTGGAGGGCTAGAACCGTGTTATAGTGTAAGTGTGGAGGAGTGTTTATTAGGGCTAGCCTTTCGGGGCTGGCCCTTTTTTGTTGTCCAAAAATCGGGGAGGTGGACGTTGTGGATACCTGGGGTAGGGATGGAGACGGCAAACTTATTCGCGGGGAGAATCCTTATTATCCCTCGATGCGTCACCCGTTTATTTTCAGCAATTACGGGGACGACGATCTTTCATACCACCAGTCATTCAGAGCGACGATCATGAAAGGCGAATATATACAGGCTACGAAGATTGCCTGAAACCCCTGCCCTGACTGACTTTCCCAATATCAAGCAATTGCTAAGCAAATGCTTACCAAATGCTAAGCAAGTGCTAAGCACATGTTAAGCATTAGAGTATATAAGATAAGAGTAAAGGAAAGTAAATAAAAGAAAAGAAAAGAATACAAGATAATAGTCCAAAATGGAGGTGAAAATCGTGGCAAAACCAGGCAGACCTAGAAAATATAAAACTGCCGAGGAATTGCAGGTCAAAATCGATGCCTATTTTGCCGAGTGTGAGGAAAAAGAGAAGCCCTATACGGTCACGGGGCTTGCAATGGCGTGCGGTTTAGATCGGGAACAGTTGATTAACTATGCTTCGGAAGAAGAGTTTTCCGACACCATAAAAACAGCGAAAGCAAAAGTGCTCCGGTGGCTTGAGGAACACTTGAACGATAAATCAACCTTCACTCCTGGAATCATTTTCAATCTCAAGAACAATTACGGATGGCGTGATGAGAAACATTTAGAGCACACAGGCAAAAACGGCGGGCCTCTGCTCATCAGGTGGCAGACCGCGGACGAGGCAATAGATGAATGAGATAGTCATTCCATATCATCCCAGGTATCCGCAGAATATCATTCATGAGCGGATGGACAAGGCGCGTTTCAGCGTCATTGTGGCTCACAGGCGGCTTGGCAAAACTGTCTGCGCGGTCAATCACACGATCAAAAAGGCACTCACGGTTACTGCTCCGAATGCGAGATACGCTTACATGGCTCCGCAGCGTAACCAGGCTAAACGTAACACTTGGGACTATTTCAAAAGGTTCGTTCAGCCCGTGCCTGACGTAAAAATATCAGAATCAGAGTTGACGATAGACCTGCCTAACGGGTCGCGGATGATGCTTCTTGGTGCGGATAATCCCGATGCTATCAGGGGTATGTATTTAGACGGCGTTGTTATGGACGAGGTAGCGCAGATGAAGCCTGAAGTGTGGGGAGAGATCGTGCGTCCCACATTGGTAGACCGTCAGGGGTGGGCGGTATTCATCGGCACGCCGAAGGGCATGAACCTGTTTTATGAGTTGTACGAATATGCCCAGACCTTGGATGACTGGTACTCCGCCCTCTACCGGGTGGACGAGACGGGCATAATTTCGGAAAAAGAACTCGAGATGGCAAAGGCAACCATGTCTGATGCCGCGTTTCGCCAGGAATTTCTGTGTGACTTCTCCGCTTCTTCCGACGACACGCTCATCACAATAGACCTCGTTAGTGCGGCGTGCAAGAAGACCATCACTCCTGCGGATGTAAGGGGAGCGCCGAAGATACTGGGAGTTGACGTTGCGCGCTTCGGGGATGACCGCTCTGTCATAGTCCTGAGGCAGGGGCTGTGGTGTCACGAACCGATAGTCTTCACCGACGTGGACAACATGACGCTCGCTCAGAGGATAGCGGCTCAATATGACCATCATCAACCAGACGCGCTCTTTATAGACGCGGGACGCGGCGAGGGAGTCATAGACCGCTTGAGGCAGTTGGGCTACCCGGCGATAGAGGTCAATTTCGGGGGCAAGGCTGCCGATCCTGTGCGGTACGCCAATAAACGTTCCGAGATGTGGGACAAGTGCCGGGAGTGGATAGAGGCAGGCGGCGCATTGCCGAACATGCCTGACCTAAAGACCGACCTGGTATCACCTACGTACAAGATGGACGCATCAGATCGCATGGTGCTTGAGGCGAAAGACGACATCAAGAAGCGTGGAGGCAGGAGTCCTGACATTGCCGACGCATTAGTCCTGACCTTCGC